TAGATTTCCTACTGCTGATGAAAGATGGCCAAGGGCAGGTAAGATTATGAAAAGAAGAGCATTTATTATAGGTAATGGTGAGTCACGTAAGAACTTTGACTTGACAACATTAAAAAAGTATGGTAAGATATATGCCTGTAATGCTTACTATAGAGATAATCCTTTACCAGATGTATTGATTGCTGTTGACAGCACAATGACACACGAAATATATCACAAAGGTATTGCTCATAAGATACCTTGTTACTTTAGAGAATGGACTAAATGTCCTAACTTTATGTATCAGACTATGAAGGCTGGGTTTTTATCTACACAAGGTAAACAAAAAGAGGATAAGTTTATAACAAATGGCGATAGTGCATTGCCTATTGGCGATTACTTTGTTATGAATGCTCATACAATCAAAGGTGAGGCAACAATAAGAAAAGAAGACGGCACGAAGTATAAGAAAGATGTTGACAACACCCACATTTATGTATCTTGGATAACAGACGGCGATAAGACACAAGAATGGGAAGACCCAGGCTATCATGCTGGTGCAACAGCAGGCCATATTGCATGTAAATATAGTGAACTTGATGAGGTGTATATGATAGGTATGGATTTAAGATCAGATACGAAGTTATATAATAACATCTATAAAGGTACCCATAACTACTCATCAGCACACTATGAACCCAGCCCTACAGGCATATGGGAAGCAGAGTGGTTACGAGTATTGAAAGACAACCCTAACGTGTCATTTTACAAGGTAAATAAGGCAGATGATAACAATACAACTAATCAAAAACTACTAGGAAACGAGAAGAATTTAACATATATTACTCAAGCACAGCTGCTTGACAATATCAGTAAATGGTGATAGAATATTATAATGGTTGAGTATGTTGCCAGTATAAATAATAGTAATACTTACATTAATACAAATACGTACACAAATATATACAAGGAGAAAATACAATGTCAAGTGCATTAGAAGCCCTAAAAAAGTCAAAGTCTAATTTTGACGCTCTAACAAAGAAGTTAGAAAACACAATAGAACAACCCGAAAAGAAAAACAAATACCAAGACGATAGGTTATGGAAACCTGAACTAGATAAGTCTGGCAATGGTTACGCTGTAATCAGATTTTTGCCTGCTATTGAAGGTGAAGATATGCCATGGCAAAGAGTCTGGCACCATGCGTTTCAAGGACCAGGTGGTCAATGGTATATTGAGAACTCTTTAACTACACTAAACAAAAAGGATCCTGTTAGTGAAGAAAACACAAGGTTGTGGAATACAGGCATAGAAGCCGATAAAGAAATTGCTAGAAAAAGAAAAAGAAAGTTACAATACTATTCTAATATTTTTGTAGTAAGTGATCCTAAACATCCAGAGAATGAAGGCAAGGTGTTCTTGTTTAAATTCGGTAAGAAAATCTTTGATAAGATTACTGAAGCAATGAACCCAGCATTTGAAGATGAAAAGGCAGTTAACCCATTTGATTTTTGGGAAGGTGCAAACTTTAAACTAAAAATCAGAAAAGTTGACGGCTACTGGAATTATGATAAATCAGAATTTGAGCCAGTATCTAAATTAAAGGATGCTGATGAGGAGATACAAAAGATATGGTCTTCTCAATATGCTCTCAAGCCCTTCATTGATCCAAGTAACTTCAAGTCTTATGACGAACTCAAAGAGAAACTGAATAAGACTCTTACTGGACAAAGAAGTACCGAGTCTGTAGAAGATATTGACCTCCCACCTGTCAGTAACGACATACCAACGTCTTCTAACAACTCGGTAGAGAAAGTAGAATCGTCCAACGATAGCGATGACCTATCGTATTTTAGTAAATTAGCTGAGGACGATTCTTAATCTATCTCTCTCACTTTCTCAATTGGGGCGCCTTCGGGCGCCCTACTAAAATGTTTTCAAATGATCTTCGGTAAGTATAAGAAACTTCATATTACGTTTATGACACCATGCGTAGGCCGTAGACCACTTTCTTCTATTTCTTTCATAAGTCAATAACGCATTTTTATAGGTACGTGTTTCACGTAAAGGTTTTTTAGGTTTGCGTGTTTGTGCTTTAGGTTTGATTTCAACAATAAACTTTTTGAACGTGCCGTTTGATTGTCTAACTTTCATGTAGAAGTCAGGATAATATCTATGTGGCCTATTGTCAATTGAGCGATAAGAAATTGCTATTTCCTCACTACCCCATTCTACAACTGCCCTATTTTTATCACAATAAATCATAAAACGTTTCTCCCAACTAGAACGATAAATAACATTGTTAACGTTACCTTTGTATTTCTGTGGGTTGAGTGGTTTGTATATACCTGAATAAGGGCGTTTATCTATATTCTTCAACTTCTTCATAGAATCTATTTATTATCAACATAAATAGTACTATGGCAAGTGTATTTGACACAATCAAACAAAGAGCAGGAGACGCTCAGAAATCTGCTACTTGGTATAGAACGCAAGTAAATAAGATAGCGAGTGGTACAACTGCTAGACAATTGTTTAGACAAAACAAACTAAATGGTCGTCCTAGCGTAGGCAGATTGAACTTGTTTGGGTACAATCCTAAATTAAGAAAAACTCTACCTTATTATGACGTGTTCCCATTAGTGTTGCCATTAGAGCCAATATCAGGTGGGTTTATGGGTATGAACTTTCACTATCTACCACCTCTATTAAGATTTAGACTATTAGAACGTATGCAGGCAACAGCGTCTGATAGAAGATTTGATAAGAATACAAGATTTGAAGTTGCCTATGATGATGTAAAAAATATAAAAATAGTAAAACCAACGATAAAGAAATATTTGTACGCATATGTACAGACAGGTTTTTTAAGAATAAATGCTGACGAGGCTGCAACAGCAATTTATCTACCTGTACAAAGATTTAAAAAGGCTTCTGAAGGAAGAGTTTATGCAGATAGTAGGAGATTTATTTAATGTCATTAATTAATATAGGTAAAAGAATAGGTGACATGGATATACGATTAGGTATACCACCTAGTAAACCACAATTTAGTGTAACAGAAACCAATAAACGATTTTCACATAACAATGTATCATCTAATTACAATTCTGTATTCAATGAATTTAGATCAGGTCTAACACAAGGTGGTGGGTTGGCTAGACCTACCCAATTTCTATGTACGATTGACGGACCACAAAGTAAAGCATTACCACGTGATTACGTTTATGCTGATCCTACAGGTAGTAAGAAATCTGCTGCTAGATTAAAAAAGAGTGCTAGATTAGCAGGTGCAATAAAAGACAATCTACAGCTTAGAATGGATCTATTCTGCTCTAACGTATCATTACCAGGTAAAACTATTACAGATGATGTAAACGAAACATACTATGGACCTAAAAGAGCAATAGCAAAGAACGTTAGCTTTGAAGAGGTCACATTAGAATTTTACACAGGTGTTAATTATGATGAACGATTATATTTTGAGGCATGGCAAAACTCTATAGTTGATCCTATTACACATAACGTAGGTTACTATGATGATTATGCTACACCATGTATGATTACGATTACACCTTTAACAAAATCATTTACAGCAGCTCTTGCTAATTTTGAACCATCAGGTGACGCAGTAAAAGATAGGGAGACAATACGTAAGAGTTTAGGTAACACGTCTGGCTTCTCATCATATCAGGTACAGATGTACGAGGTATGGCCTAAAACTATTGCTTCAACACCTTTGGCATATGACGCTCAAAATCAAATAGTAAAAACAAGTGTAACATTTACATACAGAAACTATGCTACAACAGCATGGAACTATTTAAGAAAAGGTTTTGATGTAGAGAATAGAAGAAACAAAAGAAACAGATTAGAATATAGACAAAACACTACAGCGATACAGGCTAACTTTTTAGATAACTTACCTTTCGGTATAGGTAACGAGATAGGTAGAGCAGGTAGACAAGTCTATGAAACATTAAGGAGAAATTTGCCCATTGGGCGAGTAACGGGAGGACGTGTGTTCCCGAAAGGTCTACCAGACCCTAAAATTATACGTGATATATTATATTAAAGGAGTAAATAATGCTTAATTTTATGAAGACGCCTGAGCATGAAGTGGTTTTATCAAACGGTGCAAAGGTTAAATATAGGCCATTTTTAGTAAAAGAAGAAAAGATTTTACTATTGGCTGTAGAAAACGGTATTGAGAAAGAGATGGTTGAAACTCTTATCAATACGGTTCAAACGTGTGTGCTGACAGACATTGATGTAACGAAGTTACCTGTATATGATTTTGAATGGTTATGGTTAAACATAAGATCAAAATCAATAGGTGAAACGATACAATTAAGACTTAAATGTCCAGATGATGAAACACAGGTTGTAGATTATGAGTTTAATGTTGAAGAAGTAAAACCAGACTTTAGTAAAAAGGTGAATACACATATACCTTTTACAAAAGACTATGGTGTGATAATGAAAGTGCCGACCGTACTAGAGGTAGCAGATAAGAAAACTATCATAGATTTATCGGTCAACTTGATGAGAGATTGTATTGCTCAAATTTATAATGGTGACGAGGTATTTGAAACAAAAGACCTTGACCCAAAAGAACTAGAGCAGTTTGTTGACAACTTGACTATGCCACAATTCAAAAAATTAAAAGAGTTTTTTGAAACGTTGCCTGTCATAAAACATACGATAAAATACAAGAACCCTAAATCAGGTGTAGAGCATGAGATGTTATTACAAGGGGCGTCTGATTTTTTTCAGTTACCCTCTTACATGAAAGCCTAGAGAGTTTTTATAGGACAAACTTTGCTTTAATGCAATACCATAAATACTCATTAGGTGACCTAGAAGGGATGTTACCATGGGAGAGGGAAATATATGTTGATCTTCTAGTACAACATATACGAGAAGAAAACGAAAAAATTAGAGAGAAACAAAAACAAGGGAGATAATATGAACTTTTTAAAAAATTGGCTCACAACAGGATGGGCAGGGTTTAAACACGGTGTTAAATCATTATGGCATTTCATTGAGGTAGAAATACCTGAATTGATGTCAAACTGGAGATTAGTACCAAGACTATTAATGGTTGCATATGCTTGGGCATTTTTAGATGTAATCAATTGGTTTATGGCACTAGAAAATCCTAACAACGCACAGGCAGGGTTAGTGTCAGTAGTTGTAGGGGCTGGTGCAGGTTGGTTTGCAATATACGTAAATGGTAAACCATCAAAAGTTAAGAATAAAGAATAATGGCAATACCTCAATCTACAATCTTTAAGAAGGCTTCAGCAGCAAACTTTAAATCGATTCTAAAACAACAAAAGAAAGATGAATCTGATCCGAAGTTTGCTATATCTGACTCATTGCAGGAGTATCAAGCACAATTAGAAAAGTCTGCTGGGTACACAAGTCAGATGAAGCTTAACAAGGCAAATATACGACAGGATATAATCAACTTTGTAATAGATTATACCGTGAGCGACCTTGACGCATTAAAAGGTATGGATTATGATGAGGCAAAGACACAGGCCTCTACTACAGAAAAGAGTATAAAAGAGTTTGAAGGCTTATATAACAAAGGCGTACTTAATGATGAAGAAATTATATACATCAAAGAGACCGTAGGTAAAACAAATGCAGAATTAAAGAAGATTTTAGGTGTTGCTACTAGATTATCATTATCATTTAGAGATTTCAAAAAAGAATTAAAACCTCTTAAACTTGCTAAACGTGTAGGTCTTACAAATGTACCTATCATAGGTAAGAAAATAGAAAGAGCGATAGAGTCTGAGGAGAGAGCAGAAGCACGTGGCCTTCAGATGAAACGACAATTACGTAGAAAGACAGCCAAAGGCGATTTAAAATCAGGTGGTGGCGATACATCAGCACCTCAACCTGATACAGGTGGCACAGGCGATAAAGAAGATATAGCAAAAAGAGCTACTGCTAAAACTATGGGCATGGGTGATTTCTTACCTGGTGGTGGCGACAGCGAAGAACAGGTAGAACAAGAAAGAGAATCAGATAAACAATTTGGTGAATCAACAAGTCTATTAGAAAAGATTTATGATGAGTCTAAACTTACAAACGAATTATTAGACGGCAAGAAAGAAGACGACAAAGGCTTCTTTGAAGGTATAGGCTCAATGTTATTACCACTTGCAGCCTTGACAGGATTAGGTAGTACAATAACAGGTGCAATTACAGGACTAGGTAGTACACTTGCAGGCTCAATGAGAAGTATGTTAGGTCTACCGCCAAAGACACCTAAAACACCTAAAGGACCTGTAGGCACAACACCATCTAAAACTAATCCTAAACCAAAGGTAGTTACAGGTTCTACAACAGCTGCTGGGTCAGGTCAGACAGACAAAGATTTAAAAAAGAACAAGGTAAAAACAGGTTCAGTTGTTAAGAATAATTTAAAGAAAGGTGCCAAAGTAGCAGGTAAAGTTGCAGGTACTGCTGCTAGAATAGGTGGTCGTGTATTCTTACCTCTTGCAGCTGTGATGGGTATATTTGACGCTGCCAAAGGTGTTGCAGAAACAGGCGATTTACTTGACAAAGAAGAAGGCGAAGAACTATCTTTTAGAGATAAGGCGTCAGCAGGTTTTGCTGGGTTCTTATCAGGCATGACATTTGGTCTTGTAGATAAGAAGAAGACAGCTAAGTTTCTTGCAGGCGATGGTAAAGATGAAGAATTAGATATTGATAATAGTTTAGAAACGAGAAAGAGTTTTAGACACGGCATGGTTAACAACAAAGCAAAATTAGATAAGGTAGAAGAATTAAAGGCAGATAGTATTGAGAAACTAACCATAGGTG